TGCAAGGAAGTAATAAAGTTATTAATCAAGGAGTTTACATTCCACCTTGTGTTCGAAATCCTACCCCCGAACGCAAGCAGAATTTTGACGGCAGATTGGTGTCGTTAGGGTCTCTCCCTAAGGGAGATTTTATGCCTACTGAAACGAAGATAGAGGCATCAGTTTTCCAAGGAGACCTAACCACAGAACCAATCTACCCGATAACGGTAGCTCCGGCTATGCTTAAGCCGATGACAGTTGACGTCGAAGACGAAATCACTGGAGAGTGTACGCCCGTCTTGCGTCAACCCCTTAAACAAGGGTTGATTAAGATGGTGTCCGCTCCGCGAAGATTATTTCCCCGATGGATGCAACAGTTGTTTGAAGAACAACCTGAAGTAGCCTTCGCAGGATTTTTTCCCAGCACTAAGCGAAAATTTCGCATGTATACAATTGAAGAAGCAATTCAACAATTGGACATGCAAGCCTCGATAGGGTTCGACTTTAAAGTCGAAGGTTTTAAATCCCGGGATGAGTTGTGGCGTAAAGCTACTGATACTGAACCCGCGTGGATAAACCCTATCCTCCGAAACAGAGTCAACGAGTTATTCGTTGCTATGAAAGCAGGTTTTGAGCTCAAGAACGTAGTCTCAACCTGCTTGAAAGATGAAACGCGTGATCTTAAGCGTGTTTATGAAGGAAAAACCCGAATTTTTTGTGTCGGTAGTTTGTCACATCTAATAATGACTATTATGGTTGTTGGTGATGTGGTTTTCTACATGAAAGAAAATCATTTGGATACTGATGTGTGTATTGGAATTAATCCGCACGGTCCCGAATGGTGGATTTTAGCCGAGAAGCTGAAACGACACAAAAACTTCGGAGGAGGCGATTATTCAGGATTTGATTCTGGTATAATCGCAAAGTTTGGATATGCTCTTTATCTTGCGATGAAGTGGTATATAAACTCCGGTGATCCTCTCTATGACTGGTATCTTTATAACGTTTGTATGAGTAGCATTGCACCCATTTTTGTTATTAATGGTGAATGCTACTGGTCAGATTGGATGAACAGTTCAGGAGGATGGCTCACAGGTTTTCTCAATTCATTTGTGAACAGTTGTATTTTCAATTGTTTTCACTGGTGGGTTTGTCAAGAAAATAACTTGGGAGAACGATCAAGATTGATTGATTTGATCTGCGCCTTTTACGGTGATGATAATCTATGGTCAGTTTGTGACGATCTCAAGGAATTTATTAACATGAAGACCTTAGGAGAGTTTATCTGGGCTTGTTTCGGCATGACGTATACCACCGCTCAAAAAGGTGAGATACAATCTGAATTCATTGATTTTGATGATTTAGAATTTTTATGTCGAAAATTTAAACCCAGAGGAACCATATATACCGCTCCCCTAGATAGAGAGAGCATACACGGAATGCTTCTCTGGATCAAGAAGAGTAATCTTCGTCTCCCTGCAGATCAACTGGCTATTAATGTTGAGCAGGCGATGATGGAGTTTTTTCATCATGGTCCAGAAGTTTTCCGAGAGGAAGAAGTAAAAATTCGCCATTATTGCGAAATTTACAATATACCGTACACAGCAGGTTCGTATGAATATTACGAAGACCGCTGGGGTACTGGCATGG